TGCCCGTATACAAAATTACCATCTGCACCACGTACCATATAATCAATAAAACCAGCACCATACCATGAATATTCAATACCAATCATCTGCATCTTAGAAGGTTCAAAGTTATATCCACTTGGACCTGTGCCGTCCATTCTATCTAAGTTCCAATCTTTCTGTCTAATTTTTTTATCAGCAACCAAACATACCTTAGTACCAATTGCGGCGTTTACGCCACGATAGTCTGGAGTAACTGTCATTGACGTTTGTGTTGCAATACCGCTAATAACATGAGTCATTCCTCTAATAACAATTCTATCGCCTGCTTTAAGTTGATCTCTAAATCTAGTGTTTGTACCGGTTACTGTATTTGTATCTGGTAAAATGTTTGCTGTACCTGAAATTTGCTTAGTTGAAGTACGCTGACAACATTGTAAATTAACACCATCATATTCCCAATAAATTCCGTTTTGATCATCGAACACACCCGAACGCACAGTTGCACCGTGCCACTTGTCTGTTGACATTTGTGCGCCAAAACTTAATACCGCTGTTGTTGAGCCTAATCTATTTAAGTTGTTTATAACTTCAAATGTACGCTCGTCAATAACATCATTAACAATATATGTTCCATTGTACCCTACAGTTTCAATCCCAATTAATTTAATTTGAGCACCAATTTGTAACCCGTGATCATTGTCGTCGAGTTCAACAGTAAGCACTCCGCCAGTTTCAACAGATGTTGATGTTACAGTACGCAAATCGTAACTTGGTGCAAATAATGCACCAGTAGTATACATAATACCTTTACCTGACTGGTATCTAATATACTTTTTACTTTGACGTATTGCTTGTGCGCCGTGCTGTGGGCCACCTGTACCTAATTGCACACCACCGTCAAATGGTCTGTGTATAAAGAATGAATCAGGTCTTGGATAAACTGTACCGTTAATATTATCACCAACTGCATCAATTGTACCTGCGGCTCTAGCAGTATATGTAAGTGATGTTGTACTTGGAATTGAAGTTGCAATAAATGACCCTGCCGCTAAAGCGTGGTTATTAGTACCAGCATCTGAGTCAACAGTTGTAATAAATGTATCGCCTGGAACTAGCCCGTGTGCTGAATCAAAATTGATTCTTAATGTAGCCAATGCCGCAAACGTAATATCTAAACTTGTAGGCAACTGTGCTGATGTCGGCGTATCTATTGTAACTGTACTATAAAGTTGTAAATCATATCCAGCAAATGCTTCGCCGCTAAATGTAAATGTTGTTACTCCGCCTGCACTGTCTACTCCAGTAACTTGTATTTCTAAATCATGCACACCTGGGTTACCGCCAAGGGTGGCAGCATCTAATTTAATTTTGTTACCAACATCATAATTACTACCGCCTGCATTTCCAACACACTGGCTATACGTACCTACTGAACTATCAGCCGATGTGCCGTCACGTGTAACATCAAAACTTGCACCAGAGCCCGATGCGCCTGCTGTATTTGCAGTTACATTTGTAAATGATCCTACATCAGTACTAGCACTACCTACGCCAGTAACTGCTGTTAATTCGCCAGTTGCAGATACAGTATTAATTGTAACAACTAAATCGTTTAATGGTGTTGCACCTGCTAAGTTATTACCTAAAACTGTAAATGTTTGTCCTGGATAATAATTATTACCTGCACTACCAATTGCTGTAGTATAATTTCCGCCTGCTAAGTCTACGTTAAATGTAGCACCGTTACCAATTACTGCTTGAGGTGATGTGTTGCCTAACGAGCCTGCGTTATTAGCAGTACCTGTAACAGTAAATGTTAAAATAATTCCACTTCCGTCAACAGTATCAACAGTAATAGTACAATCGTTTGCTGTTGTAGCACCGCCTAAATCTGTACCTAAAATTGTAATAGTTTCGTTTTGAACAAAGTTTGCACCACTAAGATTTAAGTTAGCAGTATACACTGTACCAGTTCTTTCTATATCAAAACTTGCATTTGTACCAGCAAGACTTGCTGTACCTGTTACACTTGTATAGTTTACAATAGCATCTGGTGCTGTACCTGATGTTGAGAATGTAGTAATACCACCATCACCGTCTACACCTGTAATTCTAATAATTGCATCATTAGTAGAATCGGCGCCGCCACTAAACTGCGAACCATTAACTTTTATTCTATCTTCAACAACGTATCCTGATGTTGCTTTGCCTGCTGTACCAGCAGTACTTGCAGTTAAGACTGCACCCGAAGTTAATGTAGAATCATTATCAACGTCAGTAATTGTTAAGATAACATCATTATCTGGAGATATTCCGCCAATTGATGTACCTTGTATTGTAATAGTTTGGTTAGGCGCATAGTTACTACCGCCGGACACTAATGTAGTTGTATAGGTTTCTAATAATCCGTTAATTGTAACATCAAACGAAGCACCACTACCTACTATGTTAGTTGTATTTGATATGTTAGTAAATGACTGATTATTTACTGCTGTACCTGCAACAGTAAATGTTAAAATTTCTCCGCCAGTATCAACAGTGTCAATAGTAATAGTAACATCGTTTGTTGGACTTGCGCCACCTACTGCTGTACCTAATACTGTAACAGTATCTAACGCGGCAAAGCCTGTACCTGTAACAGTAAATGTTGCATTATACGTTGTACCGATTGTTGTCATATTTAAGTTAGCACCAATACCACTACCAGTAGTAGTAAATGCTGTACCAATGTAGTTACCAGTAGCATCAGCACCGTTACCTGTAACAGTAGCACCAGTTGGAAATCCTTCACTGTCTACTGCGGTAATTGTTATTTCTGCATCATTATTAGGTGTAGTACCGCCAAGTAAGTTACCTGAAACTTGAATAACATCATATTGACTGTATCCAGTTACTCCTGCATTTTGAGGATCAATTGTAACTGAATATGAATTGTTAATACTATCAATATTAAATATAACGCCAGTACCAGTACCGCCTGATACATTACCAGTCATAGCAGGATAAGTTGGATTTACCTGTGTTACAGAATTAAATACTCCTCCTTGGTATGCAATGTCAAATATAGCACCGTTGCCGTTGCCGTGATTGTATGTACCGTTTGCTCCAGGAAAACTTGCAGTACCGTCAAATGCGTTACCAGTTAATGATATTGCTAATAATTCGCCGCCTGTGTCAACTTGGTCAACCGATATAGTTAAATCGTTTGTTGGTGTAATACCGCCTAAAAATTCACCTGTTATTTCTAAGGTATCGCCAACTTGATAATCTTGTCCTGAGTTTACAATAGCATCAAGACTATAATTTCCGCCTGCTCTACTAATACTTAAACTAGCACCAAAGCCTAAACTAATAACATTTTGCCCTTCTACTGCGGTGTATTGTACTAAATTACCTTTTACTTCAGTAGTAAACGCATCACTAAATGTAATAGTATTACCGACAACACTATTAACTAATGTGCCTGATCCGTCGCCTCTGTCTGCGGCTAAATTTTGTTCAATTCCAGATGCACTTTGTACAGTAATCTCTGTAGAACCTTGTGCAAAGTCTGCTGTTATGACTGGGTTTGTTATAACTCCGCCTGTACCTACTTTACCAGTAACCTGTGAACCAAGTTCAATTCCACTTGATGCAGTAAATGGAGCACCAATTTCTGGTGCAAGTCCAACTGTTACAGTAAACGGAATAACATCTTCACCACTATTAACTATTAATGCTGGACGTATAGTACCCGAACTACCATTACTTTCTACACTGAACGAAGGTACGCCAATACTAGCCCCAGTATAAAATCCTGCTTGTCTTAATTGTGTTGCTTCTGCTACAATTTGAACATCCCCGCCAGTACCAACTTTTGCTTTTGCATAAAATTGAAAACTAATTGCATTAGGAACTGCAATAATAATAAATGCACCTTCTGCTCTACTATATCCTTGTACGTCTTGTTTTAAACTTTTGATAGTAATAGCGTCACCAATTTGGAAACCGTGGGCACCTGCTGTTGTAACTGTAATTAATGAACTACCAACTCCTGCTGTGCCTGCACTACTATCTGATATAACACTTAACACACTAGTTTCTGTACCTGGTATTTCGTACACACTTGGATAGCCGCGCATTGTAGCAATAGCACTCCATTTAGTAGGCTGTAATCCATACTCAAAGTCAGCGTCAAGCATTGACATTGGCTCAGCAGTTCTTTGTCTCTCAATAGCATCTGTACCAAATTCGTACGGTCTTACAATTAATTCTTCAGTATCTACATAAATCTGTAGTTTATCAGTTAGTGAATTTGTGCTTGTACTTTTATTAAGAAATACTCTTGTTACAGCATCAGTTGTTTGTAAATATTTTGGAAAGTCTACGTCTTCGACATATCTAACACCGTTTGTTGATTCAAAATTTGTAATTATTTCTGTATAGCCGCCAGTATTTGGATCGTTGAATGAATATATAACTTCATTTTCAGAAGTGTTAGTAATTAATAATATATCACTTGAATCATAATTTCCTGGAAATTTAACATAGCCTGCGCCAGTATCTACAAATGCAGGCCTTGCACTTAGACCGCCTTCAATAGTATCAACTACTAAAGATCCTAAAGATGTAATTGAAGTGTCTGCCGCAGTTTCAGCATCACTGCCAACAATAGATTGAATTGTGCCTGTTTGTTCATTTGGGTAAGTGGCTTTATTAAAAATATAATCCTTAATTAATATAGTTACCCAAGAGTGTGTATCTAATTCAGGATATCGTGTGCCGTCAACTTGTGCAACATCGCCTTCCCAGTACTTACTTGCATAATCATATGTTTTTAGATTACCGCCGTAGCGTAAATCAAACAAATATGCACTAATAATTAATCCTACATCACGTTCACATTTTGGTTGATTATAAGTGTAATTAAAAAATGCATTATCTACAGTTGCTTTAGCAGTTGCATTATTGGCTAAGTCTGTAGCCGCCGCAAGTCCTGCCGCTGGTTCATCTGAATAATTTGGATATGCAAGAGTTGCTAGTCCGCTAGTATTACCATTAGCAATAGTAAGTTGTGTATTATCTACAAACGTTTTACATTTATCACCTACAGCAATGCTACAATCTTCGCCTGCTGTTGACTGTGTTAAACTATTACCAGTTGTTCGTGTAACTGTAGCGCCTTCTACAACTTGCTTAATTACAGTACCTAATCTAGTCATACCATCACCTAATGCGGTTTTGTCAGACGGTGCAGTATCAAGATAAATGTATTCATTAATTGTTCTTACTAAGTTATTAACATCTGTTGCTATATCTTGGGCAATACAATCAAGTAGTAATCCTAAATTTGTTTCAAAAGTTGCACTTTCTGTAATAGTATTTGACGGAGTATCATCGTTAATATATGCTTTTATTTCAGAAATCATAAACGCTCTGTTAACAGCAATTCTTGCACCAGCATATCCTAAGTTTAAGTCAACTTCAGCAGTACGAGTTGAAGTTACAAGAGTAGGAGCATTTGCAAATCCGTTGTCAGCAACATCAATAATTTGATCGATTGCATTTTCTAACGAAGTTTGATATGTGCCAGTTATATTACTAAGTGTAGCAAGACTTGCTTTAAGTCTTGTCCAAGTTCTCTTACGTGTTAACTTTTGATTAACAGTTTTATTATTTTCAATTTGTCCCCATAAACGTTGAGAAGCCGTTGTACCTAACACAATGTCTTGTTCTAAGTCTCTTATGCCTGCTACTAATTGTGCATTAAAACTAGTAGCATCAGTTACACGTTCAGCAATAAATTGAGCCGTTTCTGCTTGTATAAACAGTTTATTATTTTTCAATAATGTATAAGCATTTGGATATTGATTATCTGTGTAACCTATTCCCGGCTTAAACTTATAATTACTAATCTTCTTCTTTGCCATTAATTATACCCCAAGTGCAATCGCTAATGCTGTTGATGTGTTGTCTACGTATGTCTTATTACTTATGCCTGTTGCCGTGGTCGGTTGACTAGCAACGGTTCCTGAAGTAAATGCGCCCGTCGATGGCACCGTAGCGCCAATTGTTGTGTTATCTATTGATGTGTCTACTACAGGAACACTTATGCCTGTAGAATCTAATGTACCTTTTAATACATTGTTAATAATAAAATCTACTTTATTACCAGCAGTTAAAACAATATTTGTTCCTGCATTGAATTCAGCAACTCCTAAACCATTAATACTTAATGAATCACCAATTAATTTTCCTTGCACAGTCATATTACCAGTAACTGTGCCGTTACCATTTAACGTAAATGCAGTTGCCGTAAGTGATGCAAGTGACGAAAGTCCATTTACTGTTAGATCATTAAATGTACCGTCTACTGCAATAGGATCACTTACATTAATTGTTCCTTTAACGGTACCTGTTGCATTACCATAATATAATGTTTCTGGTGCATCTGCTGGAACTGTAAATACAAATTTACCTGTTAGTTTACCTTGCGCCGCGGCGCCACTACTAACTGCGTTATCTACTGCTTGGTGTTCAATACCATTATTGTATAATGTTACACCAGTTGAATCTAATAAATTGAAAGTAATAGGAGACCCTTCCATACTAAGAGTAAATGAATATATCTGTCCCCGTGTCATAGCAAGTGTAGGATTATTACCACTGCCTACAATTACAGTTTCACTAGCAATTCTAAATTGTCCAGATAATTCTGTAACTGCAAAGTCACCTGCCGCATTACCACCACTACCGCCTGCGCCTGCCGCATTAATAGATGTTGCTGTAATATTACCTAATGCATCGACAGTGAAGCCCGGACTTTTAAATCCAAACTCTGATTCAAATTGACGTTGTTCTACGGCCACTTTAGTACTCCAGTTTTATATATTTATCCAACAACGATTTAGGTATGACTTCTAAAGTACGTAGCCGCAAATGATGCTTTAGCACCTTTGCTTGCATCAGTTTTTGGACTTAGTAATATTTCAACATAAGAGTTTGTAACTGAGGCTGTTATACTTACAAGATCAGTAGTTGTACTTGCTCTACCATATACAACAATACTTGTCTCATTCGGTGATGCTGTCACTAAACATTTTATGATTTCTTTTTTGTCTTTACCTAATTCGATATTAATAGTATATTCAGCACTTGAAAAATCACCCATATACCAACGGTCAAGAGACAGAGAACTTTGTACTGCTTGCCATTTACTGCCATATGAGAAATGGCCATCGTTTGCAAGAAGTATTGTTCCTCGTAAACCTCTTTTAAAGTATTTTAATATATCTATCATAATTCAAACTCGCTTTATACTATTTATCGGAGTTTGAAGAAAGTCACGAAGTGTTTTTAACTGTAATTAACTTTCCAAACTCAGGAAGATACAAATATTCAATATCACTATTCTCTAATGTCCAAATAGCATCTTCAAATGTTTCGACCAATGGCTCGCCACCTAAATTAAAACTAGTATTAAAGATAATCGGACATCCTGTCTTTTCTTTAAATGCTTTAATTAAATCATAGTAGTGTGGGTTTTGTTCATGTGTTACTGTTTGAATACGACAAGTTCCATCTACGTGAATAATAGCAGGAATCTTTTCTTCAATGCCTGGTTGACAATTTACAGCATACATCATGTGCGGACTATCTTCCATACCACGCAAATCAAACCATTCATGTACATCGTCTTGTAAAATACTACCTGCAAACGGACGGAAATATTCTCTGTGTTTTACTTCGTTAACAAAGTCTTTACCATCTGGATCAGTTGGGTCGTACAGTACACTTCGATTGCCTAATGCTCTCGGACCATTTTCACTTTTACCTTGGAACAAAGTAACAATATTTTTACTTGTAATTAAGTTTACTACATCCTCGTGAGTAGCATCTTTAATTTCAACTCCGGCTAAATTAGCCTTATCAATAATTTGCTCAGTAGTATAGTTATTATCCGGACCTAGATAAAGTGTTTGTGTTTGGCGTTTTTCAGTATCATCTTCAAGGCCATACCAAAACATCATTGCCGCGCCCATTGCTGTTCCTGCATCGTTACTTACTGGTTCGACATAAATTTCAATACCGTCATCTTTTAATGCTTCTAGATAATGATAATTAGCAACGCAATTAAGTCCGTAGCCGCCACTAATAACTACTTTCTTTTTACCTGATAAATCTACAGCATTACGTATTAATTCTACAACTTGTTCCTGTGTTTCTGTTTGTACTGCATATGCAATATCACGTCTACTTTGTAATAGTGTTACATCATCGTCTTTAGATTTTGCATGTTCGTTTAATTCTTCATATAACCCTGAATTAATAAATGCTCCATTAGGATAATTTGGCACTACAATATTTCTATTTGTTAGTGTATAGTCAGTATCGGATTCAAATAACTTTGGAAACTTATCGTTAGATTTACCATAAGGAAATAGTCCCATAGTTTTTCCGGCTTCAATACTCGACCATCCACAGTACATAGTAGCGGCTTCATATGCTTTAACGATACCTGCTCTGTCACTTACAACTGCTGAGTGTGTACGGCCGCTTTCGCCAAATTGGGCGCTATCCATTTGTACAATGCCGCCCTGTATAGGATCTCTAGTTCCGTATACTTTATGCATTGTATTAAATACTGCCGGATAATCACAGTCAATAATGCTTTCGACTTCCCAACTCATTACTTGTTCATTATTAATACCTAACGGAACAAACGTACCAGCGCCGTCAACAATAACACTTACTGCACTATCAAATCCAGAACGGTAAAATGCACAAGCACTGTGTAACTTATGATGCATAAATGCCAAATCAATAACTTGAGGATGTTCATATGTAGTAGCATTTGACTTTTTATCAATTAATCCTAATTTACGTGCAAGTCCTGTATACACATCGTCACCACTATAATCAACCTTACCGGCTGTTTCTGCTAATTTTTGTGTATGTGCAATGACAAGATAATCTAACCTATCAGTGTATTCAAGTATTTTGACCATTGATGCAAACGGTCCGCCGTCGTACTTTTGACGACTTAGTCTTTCTTCTTCAACAGCAAATACAACTTCACCGTCTTTAATTAAACATACTCCAGCGTTATGTCCTCTTGCTATACCTGCGATCCATACTGGTCTGCTCATAATTTAAAATCCTCTGTAATTGTTTAGCCATCCTGGCAATGTGTTATTCACTTCTTCACAAAAATAATCAAAATCCTTATGACAGTTTTCATATAGTGTGTTTACTTTATCTATCCATTTAATTGCTTTTGGGTGCAAGTCTTGGCTTTCACCAAATTTTGGTTTAATTTTATTTTTTAGGTAATCAGCATGTTGTAGTACTGTTGGATGCCGATCTAAACAAAATTCAGCACCTCCACCACTTAATCTAAATTTGTAAGGTTTAGTTTCATGGTTCCATGCATATGTTCCAATCGGAGTAATCCATCTATCAATGTCGTCAAATAATTTATCTTTATATATTGCTAACTTAGGAACATCATTCCATAAGTCCATATTAGACTGTAACTTTTCGCCATGATCTTCATCGTGAGGATAATCTGAATTCATTTTATTAATATATCCCATACTTGTCATATAGTAGTCGCAACCAATACTTTTTAACATTTGTTTAGTTAATAATATATTATTAAGTGAATGCATTATATAACTATATTCATCAAAGAATGTTTTGACCCAATCTTTATCAAATATATCTTCGTTTATATAGTTAAAAATACTTCCTGAAGTTTTCCATCCAACACCTTTTAACTTACCATGGCGTACGTCATTTGAATGCCAGTCATGTCTTAAATGACTAGTCCATTGTACTATAACTGTATCATGTCGTGTAAGTGTTTCTCTAGCATGTAGTTCAGCAACACGTTCAGCAATAGCACGATTTCCTAATCCAGGATACGCCCAATTTTCATAAACATCAAATTCTAATCCTAACATATCTGCCCAAGACGGCCATGCATAATTAGTAAATGAACATCCGAGAACAAATAGACGTTTCACTTGTTATTCCTCTGAATCTGGATCTATATCACCTTTGACAACTGAAATAACATAGTCTTGTATTGCGTCATCCATTGCCATAATATTTTCATTGTGTCTATTAACAGTTTCGTCTTGTGTAATTCTAATAGGATCGTATACTCTTTCAGTCATTCCAAGGTCGACAATTTTTAAATCTGAATCATTAGGATAACTTACGTTGACTGGAAAAGTAGATCCAATCACTGCGGTAGTTTTTGTTCCAACAGCATATGCTAAATGTTGACCGACACTATCGCAACCTAGAAAATGATCCGCCATTTTAATCAATGCAGACCACTGCCTTAAATTTAATCCTTCAGGCATTGCTACTTCATTTTTTAAACCTTCGCCTTTGAGTTCTATTTTCATCTCACTCATCATCACAATAGCATAATCTTTTTCTAATTTCTTAAGCATTTGTTTTAAATCTTTAAATTCAAAACTCCGTGCAGTAACATCAACAGGAGTGTCGTCTATAACTTCGATACCTCTACCAAATGGTTGTACTACTAATACTTTTTCTTTTTTTATTTTTTCTTTAATTTCATTAAGTAATTTACGACCAACTAGTAATTCGTCTTTACTTAATTTTAATAACGGTTTAGGCAATTGCCTAACACCTTTATTGTTAAGAATGATATCAAACGCTTGTGACAAATTACATTCTTGATTATAGTATTCCCATACTTGATAAGGTTCTGGATTTACTACTTGTCTATGTTTAATTTCAGTTTCAAATAAATTTTTGTGCCATGGGTCATATGCACGTTTATGTAATAGCGGATGACCTTTAAACATGTCAGTGCCGCCTTCGCATACTATAATAAAATCAGTATCTCCTGATTCTTCTGCATACAACTCTAATGCTGGTATTGAACACAGCATGCGGCCTGCGCCACCGTTTAAGAAAAATGCTTTACTTCTAGTCATCTATATTATCTCCATAAAAAAATCGGACTCAACAATATATATTAAAATATTTGCTGAATCCGATTAAGATTGGATGATAGATTTTTAGTTCTTATAGATTATCGTTTGGGTCTTCATAAGTTGGTAAGATTGTATCTGGATAGTTAACTTTCCAATGATCAATATCTGCATATTGAACCGCTATTGATTCTAACCATGTTGCGTGATTTGCCAACGTAGTTTTTTCAGCACTAGTTAAGTTGTTAATAGCATCACCATCTGATGAAATTGCACGCCTAATACCTGCCGCTAGTAAAACCCACGATCCAAATGTTGATTCACGTGTATTATTGTGAGTACGCAACGTTGGGTTTGTCCATGTTGTTGTTTCGTGATTATATAGTAAACTGTCGCCTACATAGATATGTGCAAGCATACCAGTTGTGCCTTCATATACATGAGTCCATGTATATTCTGTACCGTCTGCAGTTGTAATTGTTTCGGAATAGTCGTCCACATCAGGATGTGTATATTCGTCTGTCATAAATGCACAACGCAACGCCATATCATCGCTCTCGGCAGCATCTAATACGATATAATCATATTCATCAGGCTCGTATCCTGTTGCATCTAATGCATCATCGTCTGCTCTGTCTGCACGACCTGCTTCTCTAACTTGATCATCATCGCGATCAACTTGTCCTAAAATATATCTAGGTCCGGTATACGTACATTCAAACGTATTACCATCTGCAACGGTCGTTTTGTACGGCTCGTCTGCGTATGTAACTGTAAAAGTTTTATTCATTTTTCTATCTCCATTAACTTTCTACGTATTTAATTCTAATTAGTGCGTCACCGCCTGCCCAACCGTTATCTCTAACACCTGAACATGGTGTTGCCGCCGGACCACCTGATCCGTGTGGAACAAACATTGAGCAACCTTGGGTTTCATAACAACCACACTGTCTTACTCCATTCCAACATTCTGACCATAGCGTACCTGTACCAGGCATTCTTGACAACATATTTAGTGAGTTGATATAGCCGTTTAGCGTCATTCCGGACCACTCTGAGTGACCGTTGTCACCGTCTGTTCCGTACGATGCAACACCGCCACATTCTGAGAACATGCCCGGAGGTAATGCAGTATGATGAATAGTTGAACAATTACAGTTTGGATAACAATGCCAAAATGTAACACAACTGTTTACGCCTGGTCTATTTACTTCGCCGCCATATGCATTGTTTTTCCAACTATTGCTACATGCATTACATACTAATCCGCAATATCCGTTATATCCTGTATAACACCAGTTGTTTGCTGAGAAACAACATCTACGTGCTGTACCTGTTGTACACCAACTTGCGCCACTCCAGCCGCCTTGAGCACACATACATCCAGCACTTCCGCCGTTTCCTGTCCAGCAAACTTCTCCTGGCTCTGAACAACCTCTGTGACAAAGGCTACCGTTTCTACAACTTTTACCTGCTCTACCACATATGTAACAGTTTGTACTGACTGTTAAATCTCTTTTAGCGTACGATCCTGAGTTACCTGAAATTGTTGCTGAACAACAACACATTCTCGATCCGCCGCCGCCTGCTCCAATTACTTCAAGGGTTACATTACCGTTACCTGGAGCAATCCAACAAAAACAGCCTGGATATGTGGTGTATGAAGCAATCGTCGAGTAAGCCCAAATCTTTCCAGTTTCGAGGTTTGTTTCCGCTCCTGAAGAAGACCTACTTTCTAATATTGACTTTAATGTTGCCATCCTTAATGTACTCCTTAACTTTCTATAAATTTAACACGGATTGCACCCATGCCGCCACGTGTTGCGTGATCTCTAACACCTGGACACGGCTGTGGTCCCGGAGCACCCATACCGTATGGAAGTACACTTGAGCAACCGTTTGCGTTATAACAACCGCAAGACACATCGCCTCTAAAGCATGCTTTCCACGGAATACCATATCCTGGGCTTTTTCCTGCACCGTTAATTGCCGCAATCGCTTCTAATTGTCCAGCGCCGGACCAATTAGAGTGTGCTGAGTCAGTTGCCATACCGTATTGTACAATACCGCCGCACTCTGCAATCATGCCTGGAGGAAATGCTAACATTTGTCTAAACAGACAAACACAGTTTGCATAACATCCATGAAATCCCATACACGAAATATTTCCGCATCTGTTTACATCTCCGCCATATGCAATAGCGTCCCATGATCCACTACATTGGTTACAAATTGTACCGCAGTTTGGTCCTGTGTTAGTGTAACAAAATCCGTTTGCTCTAAAGCAACAGTACATGCTTGGTGTTGTTGAGCAAATACTCACTCCACCTTTACCACCTTTTGCACACATGCAACTATTACATGCCGCCGCTACAATACAAACCATTGTTGGTTCTGAGCAACCTCTAAAACACAAAGCGTCTGAGTTACCGCAAGCAAAACCTGTACATCCGTAAAAGTAATCGCTTGTTGTCATTGTACGTGTTGCTTTTGAGTATGATCCTGAGTTGCCTGGAATTCCGTTACCACAACAACACATTTTTGCGCCAGATCCGCCAGCGCCCCATACTTCAATAACTGCTGTACCGTTACTAGGTGGGCACCAGCACGTACACTTACAAAACTTAGTGTAAGTGTTGCCTTCAGCAAAACTGTATAACCGGCCAACCTCGAGATTTTCCTCAGCGGTGGATGGTAGTTTTGCTTTAATTAATGCTTCTAATGATGCCATTTTTGTTTTCCCCTATTAAACTGAACCAACAACCCAACCGTATGTAGAACCTGTATAAATTAATGTAACAATCGCTCCACTAACGTCAATTGTTAAGTTTTCTGCTGATCCATTAATATTACTACTGTTTCTTCCGACAGTTATGTTATTCGAGCCTGCATTGTTTGATATATCAATAATTTGAATTGTATCAGAAACAAGTAAACTTGAATTTGTTGGTAAAGTGATAGTGAATCCTGAACTTGCTGTATTTGCAAGGATTCGATCGTTTACTGTAGCACTGAACGTTGTACTAACTTCTCTAGTAGTAACGCCAGCAGTACCTGTAGTTGTTATATATCTTCCCATGGTGTTATCCTTCTCCTATGTATTTATGCTGTAGACGTTTCAATGCCCATAACTACTGCTGAAATATTTGCAACTGATGTATAAGCAACAATAATTTGCCCTGCGGCTAAAACTATCCCTGTTCTTTCTAATACACCTTTTGCTAATAATTCAACTTCGTATTCTATATATTCGCCTAATGCCGGCGTAGCGTTATCAGCAACAGCAATTCTAATTGACGTTGCTTGGTTTCCTCTGTTGCAAATGTTTAAACTCGCAACCGCATACGTATCTGCTGGGCAGGTGTAAATCGAAGTGTTCGAACCTGCTGACATATTTGATGCGCCTAATCTTCCTGTTGCCATTTTATTTGTTCTCCGTTAATTGTTTAGGAACATACTTAATGCAACTGGTGCACCGTCTATTCCGCCTTTAAAGTTTACTGCGTTAAGTATATTTATCTTGCCTGCGTCAGTAGTGCCTATAGTGTTTGCAGTAATTTCGATAGTACCTGCTGTTACACTGTTAACATTAAGTGTAGCAACACCACCACCAATCTGTGATGTGATGTAAGTTTTAATTGCTTTTTGTGTTGGAACAACATTATCACTATCAGCACTAAATGTACCGTCAGTACTAAATTCAGTAATAACTGCTCCTGCTCCACCTAGTGCAACACTACCAAGTTGTAGTTCGTTCAATCCTGAGATGTTAAATGCTTCAACGTTTAGTGTAGCAATACCAGTTGCCTGTTCAACGTTAAACAATCCACCAACTCTAAAGTTACCGTCTTGGTCTGTACTTGTGTAGAACACTCGTCCACCACCGTAGTCATTTGTTTCGTATTGTGGATCCGGATCACTTACTGGTTCTCCTGGATAGTTTGTATTACTAAAGTTACCAGTACCAATGTCTAGGAAGTCGTGTCCTGTTAAGCGTACTTGTGAAAAACGTCTACGTATTGTAATTACGTCATTTTGTGGTGGTCTTTCGTCTGCTTCTAGTGCTGGACTAATTTGTAGTAATGCACTGTAAGGACCATTGCCTAATAGGCTTGTAATACTTACAAGTTTAAACCATCTATTAGGTAAACTTGCAAATTCAACATTCGAACCTTTTTGTGGAATACTATCTAACTCATCAACTCTAATTTTTGTACCTAGTTGTCTAATATCTGCTATACCATCGCCAACTACTTCTGCCGCCGCTGTAATAAATCCTGTACCTCTACTTGAGTATGTAGGTTGTGCTAATACACCGTTACCGATTCTTACAGTATGAGGAACTTCAATAGTATGACTCGGATCAATTAATGTCATTGATGGCGGACTAGAATACCCGCTACCTGGCTCAATAATTTTAACTTCAACAACTTTTTCGTCTGCTACTCTTGCTCTACCTCTTGCTCGTGTACCACTTGCTGGTGCACTGAATATCACTCTTGGAGTAATGTCATATGCTGATGTAGCATCAAGTGTACTTGCTATTGCAGAGCCTTTAATATGTTCAAATCCTGCTGAGCCATTTGATTCTTTTACAATAGTTGCTATTTTTGTTGCGGCATCAAATGCACTAATAATACCAAATTGTCCTGCGCCAAGTCCACTTAAAATATAAATGCTCATGCCGTTATATGTTCCAGATGGATTAATATCTGTTGCCGCTAGTGTAATTTGTGTAGCATTGCCTGACTGTGCGTTTGATGCAATAGTAACAAATCCGTCGCCGCCGTATACTGTTGAATCTTCTTCAAGTTGTACTTCAAATACGCCGCCGTTTCTAATATTAACTCCGCTTACAGCCGCTCCAAAACCTTCACCACTTAGTGTATATCGTGTTGCCGCGCCTATTGTTGCAATATCAAAAGTAATTGCTGTCGCACCACCTGAACCTAGCAATGAATCTGCGATTGTAATTGTATTGCCGACTGCATGTCCTGTACCGCCTTTAATAACAGTTACAATAAATCCACCAACTGCTGTAACTTCAATGTCAAATTCTTGACCTGAGCCACTACCGTTAGATGATCCAGTAATACCCTTGTATGTTCCTGGAACTCGATCTGCATCGTTATTAGAATTATTTTCAGTTGTAATAATTGCACTAGTTGCTTCAGTAGTATAATTTTGGCCTGCATTTGAATATTCTAATTGTAGAATTTCTTGTGCGCCATCTGTAACTACATTTGAAACTTGTGCTTCTAACTGTTGGTTATCAACTTTACCTAATACTGGAGTTTCAGTGTTATCAATACCTTCTGCTACTGAACCAAAGTCACCGTATGAGTTGTTTCCGTTTGTAGCACGAATCTTACCACCATTTTCTGCAAGGTATCCAATGTGATTATAATATGTAAACACTGACACAAGTTCTGATCTGCCTAAGTTTGTAACCCAATATCCAATACCGTCACTTAAGATCTGCGTAAAGTCGTTAGCAACAATCGAATCGTTACCGCCGTCATGTAAATCTCCATCTACTTTAAGGCCAATACATGCATCGCCAAATGTTGTTACATTTTGTACGTATGGTGATTTGTTAGTAATCCATGCTTCTGTATGTGCTGGTCCCCAACCTGGATCTAAACTTACATATGCGCCCGAGGTTGGACGTTTAGTTCCATATGCATTTGCACTAGATAATACACCTGATAATCCTGTTAGTGTCATATTACGTATACCAGTACCATTACGTGCATAGAACATATCATCTAATAAGCAACCTTCAACTGATGCAACATAATATTCTGCCGCTAGTAATGATCTATAGTTTCCAGTATAGATCAAATCATGTTTAACTGCGTCAATATATGCAAGAGTATCTCTTGCACAAGCCGCTAGTGTGTATACATAACTTGGATAAGTTACTGCAATATAAGCATGTACTTCTGCAACAAGGAAATCTTTATTTGCTTCCAATACTTCAACTGCATATGTATATCCTGTTGAAGTTTCTGGAAGGTTTGATCCACGTGTAGTAGGTTCTGTACTATCGCCTGATGCTCCATTAACACCCCAGTCAAGGTAATCATAAATTTCACGGAATAAGTTGGCCGCCGCAGTACCTGCACTTGCATTGCCTGCTGGTCTTGTTGTAACTTGTGTTTCACTGTTACCTGATGATTTTGTAATAGCAACGTTTTGTATAATGTTGCTAACTATTGCTTCAATTCTAGTAAGTGCCGCAATACTTTTTGGTGTGTCTGCCGCACTAGTTACACTCGGTGAAGGTTTAATTCTTGTTGAACGTAGTTCGTCTCCAACAAGTGCAACGTCTTCTGGAATAATAATTGGAAGTATTTCTTCGTATGTACCAGTTTTTATAAAGATTGTTTTCTGTGCGTGACGCTCAGTTGGAATACCTGTTGTTACTCCTGCTGTAATTGCGTCAGTAACAATACCAATTAATGAATCAATAGTTGTAATTGTGCCAGTAGTTCCTTCATACGCTGTTAGTTTTTGTTGAGTGATCGGTGTACCAACACTGTTTAGTGTTTGATAGTTTGCTGTAGGATCTGTTTTTGCAAGGATGTTTGGCATAATACTTTTTAAGTAATTGATTGCCGCAACAGTTTCACCTTGTTGTCCTGCGATATAACTTGCACCGCCTGGCTGGAAGTATGAAAGTGCTGATAAGCGTGATCTAACATTACCACCATGTGATAAATCCCATACAACTGCATCAATAATTTGACCTGTGTCTCTTAAACACTTTGCCTTGTCATATGTAAATGATCCTGAAAACGGACTAATAGCATTTGCAATTTGGTAATCAATCCATTCTGTTGTTTCTGCTTGTAAGAAAGATCTATTTGCTTGAATTAATATACGATCATTTTGATTAACTGATCCATCTCTAATTTGTTCAGTAGCATAGCGTACTGTTTTGAATGGTCTATCTAATGTAACACCTCTGTCTGGAGTTGGTTTGTCTACACCGCTTTGTGTATCAACATAATACACATGATTAACTTGACCAAAGTAAGTCCATTCTGGAGCAGTTGCCGCATCATTAACTTTTAATACTTGACCTGGTTTACCAACTGGTAATCTTGCAGGACCTGAACCACCGTAATAAACAATATCACCTGTGGTTGTTAAGTTTCCAGATTCAGCACCACCACTAAAGAAGTTCCAAAAGTTGCCTGCTGTATCTGTTGCTGGATCATTTACACCATTGCTAGATGTATGCGATGCTATTGCAATATAACTATTCACACCCTGTTGAATAACATCACCTAAGTCATAATATGTTGCGTCAGTCCAAGTGCTTTTCCACTGGGCTCCTTCGTTAAGTTTTTCCCAATAAGTTGTATTTGGTGGGCGAACACCATTTGAGTTTGCAACAGCCAAATATGTATATCCGCCAACTCTTACTACATCACCAGTTAGATAATCTTGTCCTGAAGAGTCATCTCCGTAGTCGCCTTTAAGATTAAACCCAGTTATGAATACAGACCAATCATTTGTTTCAATACTAGGTTTTTTCTCTGTATTATTTGTTTTTGCAACATAAGAATATCCACCGTATGTTACAATATCACCTGGTTGGTATTCTGCATACGGTCCCCAGTTGTCTTCAAATTCTAATCCTGGAACAAATTGCGACCAATTTGATTCATCTGTTTTTAGATTTTCAGCAATGGCTGATGTGTGATGTGTAGTACAAATCCAAAGCCCGCCGGAATCTTTTACAACGTCATTAATTTTATATCTATAAGCACTTGCCCATTCACCTAAGTATTCAATACCTTTATGAAAGTAATCCCACTTTGATTGATCTGCTTCTAAGCCTATTGTTGTTGTTGCCGCTGAAGTATGACCTGCATTACAAGAATAAACCTGTCCGCCATACTTGACTAAGTCGCCAACTCTATAACGTGTTCCAACTGCCCAATCTGTTTTCCAATCAAATCCTTCACTAATAATATCCCATGCTGATTGATTTAGTTCTAATCCTGATGTTGTGTTTGGTGAACTAACATGGTATGTTTTACAAATATAAACACGAGCACCGTACTTAACAATATCATTAACTTTGTAGCGTGTATTAATTGCCCAATCACCCTTGTAATCAAACCCTTCACCAAACAAGTCCCAATACGCTGAAGTACTATCGTCACCTAAGTTACTTTCAAGACCACCAATGGCATCGTTGTCTGAAATATGTCCGGTGTTAGCAATATATAGTTGTCCACCATATTTTACAATATCATTAATTTTATAAACTGTTTGAGCAGTCCAATCACCTCTCCAAGTTTGACCGTCTGCAAATACTTGCCATTTTGGCGTTGCATTGTTTAGATCTAACATAAAGTCAGTTTGTGCAATGTGTCCTACGACACACATAAACGTTTTACCGCCATACCTTACTACATCATCTTTGTAGTAAGTGGTTGCTTCAGACCATTCGTCTTTCCAAATAAATCTGATTCTACCTAATTTAAATTCTGCCATTGGTTACTCCACCCGTATATACTGTATATTTATCATTATTATTAATCATCGCCAAATCCTGGCGCTCCACCAAGTGCTGGTGCCGCACCTGATGTAAAGTAGTTTTGTGCTGCCATATCACCTGACACATTGCCTTGAATAGTAACTGCTGATGTAAAATCAATAGTACCACCTAATACTTTAAATATTCTATTGCCTTCGAAACTTATATCACCTGCGTTTAATCTGTTAACTTTAAGATCTGAACCACCTGATGAAACTCGCTGTGTTACATATTTTCCTATTGCTCTTTGTGTTGGTACAATATTATTTGAGTTTGCCGCAAATGTTGGATCTGTACTAAACTCTCTAACAACTGCTCCTGTACCGCCGAGTACAACCCCGCCAAGTCTAAGTTCTTCAAGTCCGTCTAGTTCAAAGAAACTAGCATTAATACTAATTGTACCAGTTGCTTGTTCAACTTCAAACAGTTCACCAACTCTAAAGTTACCATCTTGGTCAGTACTTGTATAAAATACTCTACCGCCATTATATTGGCTAACTTCTTGGAACTGTTTTGGTTCAGCATTTTCATCTGGATTGTAACCAAATACATATAGTCCAGGATACGCTGTGCTTGAAAAGTTACCAGTACCAATATCTAGGAAATCGTGTCCTGTTAATCTAACTTGGCTATACTGTTGTCTAATAGTAACATTTTCTCCGTGTACTGGTGCTTCTTTACGTCCTAGATTTGGACTAATTTGTAATTTTAATTTATACGCTCCAAGTACCCCAGTTGATGTTAGAATTTTAACAACAAAGTACGTTACTCCGTCAATGCCTTGAATACTAATATTATCTCCAGGTCCTGGAAGTTTGCTTACATTATCTAAAATTAACGTATCTGCAATTTGAACAATATCAGCAAATCCGTCACCATTTTGATTAATCGACGATGTTGCTCTAAAATAACCAGTACCGTTGTTAGTAAATGTAGGTTGCGGTAATACTCCGTTAGCAACTTGTGCATCTGTAGTAACGTCTAATGTATTTTTATTATCAAATACTGTTACTGTAGGGCTTGCACCATATCCAGATCCTGTTTCGTATAAAATAACTGTACCAATTCTACCACTACCAACAATTGGTCTTCCTAATGCTGTACAACCAAATGTTATCTTATCAGCATTATTTTGTGTTTTTGTTACAGCAATATAGTCACTTGAATTACTGGCTCCTGCAATGCCGCCTCTAATTTCAGCACCTGCTGACATTAATTTAGTTTTCCAATGGAACCCGTCTCTACTAAATGCAATTACATCTGAAGATGCACCTGTGTCACTTTTTACTGCGGCATATTGTCCTTGTGCATAAGCAAGGCCTGTCCACTCACCTGGCTCCATAGTACCTGCATACCAAGTTATTCCATCAAAACTTACTGCTGTTTCTGCTGTACTACTGTCAGTTTTATTAGTAACTGCTACAAATCTATCTTTACCATATATTACTTTGGACCAAGCACTTGATGCTGGAAGTGTAAATTGTACCCAAGTATTTCCGTCATCTGAGTATGCGCCAACATTACTTGGGGAAGCAACACTTCCTGAAACTATTACCCATCTACTATTTCCGTATGCAACATCATTATATTGTCCTGCTGGTACTGTAGCCGATCCCCAACTATTACCGCCATCTGTTGATGTTTTAACTGAAGTTGGTGTAGAATTTGTATCAGTAAATGTCATAACGCAATATTCGTTTGAAGATGCCGCTTCGACACCTGTTGCTGTCTGTGTGCCGCTTAATCCAAGCGAAGTGTCACTCCATGTAGAACCAGCATCATTACTATATGACCCTGCATTGTTATTACCATCTGGGTTAACTAAACAAATTGCTCCAGAAGTAGTAATAGCAACTAAACCACTTTTACTGCTTCTAGTGAATCCTGAAAATCCGTTACCATCTGAACTAATACTACCTCCATTTGGATGAGCCGCTACCCAAAAATCTGAATCATTTCTAGTTCCACGTTTAATATCGGACCACTCTTCTGCACCTATAGTAACACTTTGAACTTGGTATGGTGGTTCAGCAACTGACAGTCTTGGCTCAATATAATAACGTGCTGTGTCATTTATTGTTGCTTCGATAGGACGGCCTGTTACATGTTCCCAGCCTGGTTCGCCATTTGATTCTTTAACAACAGTACAAACTTTATTAGTAGTATTAAGTCCGCTAATTACACCATATTGTCCAACGCCTTTGCCAGCGTGAATATATAAACGCTGTCCTATATAGTCGGCTTCTGTTCCTGTGTCAGCACCACTTAATGTTAATGAAGTAGGAGTACCAATTTGTGCTTTGTTTGCTTTAAATGTGTAATTACTACCGCCAATGAAGTTTGAATCTTCTTCAGTAACAAAAATTTGTTTAACGCCGCCGGTTCTAAATTCATTAAATGTTGCAGTAGCACCAACACCATTACCTACAATATCTAATTGTGCGGTTGTATATCCTTCACCAGCATGTGTATAGGAAACACCGTGTATCTTGTCACCATCATTAAATGTTTCAAAAATTTGTGCTTGTTGACTTCTATTATCTACAGATGCTGTAATAGGAACTTCTTCGACATCAAACCCTTCTGCAACAGAACCATAGTCTCCGTACGAGTTGTTTCCGTTCAATGCACGAACTTTACCACCATTGGTTGCTAGATATCCAATATGACAGTAGTATGTAAACACTGACACAAGTTCTGATTTACCATCAGCGTTAGCCCAATATCCAATACCGTCACTTAGAATTTGTGTAAAGTCGTTTGCAACAATTGATTTGTTACCAGTAGTATGTAAATCGCCATCAACTTTCATTCCAATACATCCTGTACCAAATGTTGTTACATTTTGTACGTATGGTGATTTTGTTACAATATGTGCATATTCAGCACTTGGGCCTGTTGCAGGATCTAATGAAACATATGCTCCTGCTGTTGGTCGCCTAGTTAAATTGTCATTTGGATTGCCGAGTGTACCAGATAATCCTTGTAACGTCATGTTACGTATGCCGGATCCATTATGTACGTAGAACATATTGTCAAGTTCATATCCGTCTGCTGGCATAATAACTGTTGAACGTAATTCGTCGCCTACTAATGCTGTATCCCTAGGAACAACAATTGGAAGCAACTCTTTGTACATTCCAGTTGCTATAAAAATTGTCGCCGGCGTCCTTGCTTCAAGATTACCTTGAAGGAATTGACATGCATATTTTACTGTCTTAAATGGCTTTGCTGGATTTATTCCGTTTGTTGGAAGATCTTCTCCGTAAGCACTAACATAGTACACTTTATTAATTTCAAATAATGTATCATATTTTAATGTATCATCTTCGTCAACTTTTAATAGTTCGCCTGCTGGACCGATTGCTAGTCTTGATGTTCCTGCTGTACTTCCATCGTCTTTAGTAGAATACGTTCTAATATCACCTGTGTAACGTAGTACATTGTTTTCTGCACTTGTTTCATTATTACCAGCATATTTTGTCCAATATAATTGAGCGCCAGATTGTATATCTGTATCTTCTTTTGGCCTTGCTTCTCTTATATTACTAAAATGTTGTAGTTTACAAATATAAGTTTCACTTTCATCCATAACAACTTGTCCAGGTAAGTACTCAAATAATGTACTATCGCCATCTTCTGTTGCTTTTGATTCTACCCATTCGCCCATCCAAGCAAATCCAGTTTGTATTAATCTCCACTTAGTAGCATTACCATCTTCAACATCAGGGTCGCCAGGTTCAACTAATTCGATTGCTAAATTATTTACTAATGATTCGTATAAGTACCCACCTTTGCGTACAACATCCCCTGGTGCATATGGGTTTAGAATACTCCATTCGCCTTTAAAATTATATCCGCGAACTAATACTTCCCAATCTCCTACATCTTGAGCAAGTCCTTGCGAACTTGGATTTGAACCAATATTAATTGTTAATGATGTATATGTATATCCGCCATACGTAACTAAATCACCAGGTTGATAAACTTCGTTATTAGACCATATTCCTTCATAGCCTAATCCCGGGACCCAAATATCCCAGTCGCTTACATCATCAAAATTATCTGTACCACTCATACCACGCTTTGCTATGTATAAGTTTGGTCCATAAATTACAATATCATTTGTTTTATACCATTGTGTTCCAGACCATGCACCTTTAAATTCAATGCCTTCGACAACTAATTCCCATTTTGCCGCTGTTGAATCGTCACCTAAGTCTGAGCCAACACCTTCTCTAATATCACTGTTACTAGTATGCCCAATTATACAACGATATACATTACCACCATAACGTATAATATCTTGTACTTTGTATCTTGTATTTTCTAACCAAACACCTTGCCATGAATCACTTTTATTATAAACTGCCCATTTTGCTTGATCTGCTTCTAAACCTAACTCAACAGTATTACTTGTATGATCAGTTACGCAACTATATAATCTTCCGCCGTATTTAATTAAATCGTTCTTTTTATATATTGTACTAGCAGTCCAAGTTGCAAGATAATTATCACCCTTTGCAAAAGGTGCCCAATTTGAATCGTTTGATTCAAGGCCTAAACTTAAAGTTGTTGCACTAGTATGGCTATCAATACAATTATAAAGTATACCTCTGTACTTGACAACATCATTTACTTTGTAGAACTCTTCTGGCTGCCATTCGCCCTTCCATTGACGACCATCACCCATTTGCTCCCATTTAGGAGTAGATTCTCCTGATACAAGAAAGTCTAAATCATCATTAAAGTCTGCACTTGCAGTATGATTTGTTAAAGCAACAAATACTTTACCACCATAACTTATAACATCATCTTTAATGTATGCTGTTGATGCAGTCCATACACCTTTCCAGTTAAATCTAATTCTATCAATTCTAAATTCTGCCATTGTTTTTCCCAATCACTAATTATGTAAGTGTATTTATTTGTCCGCCCATGCCGCTATGATTAATGCAATAGTAGTATAAAGTTGGTGCGTTAACTGGCACTTTAAATTTAACATAACTACCTTCAACTCCAGGTACACCTAATACTGTAACTCCATCTGTATACTCTACACCACCAGCATGTATTCCGTTTGGTGTGGTACTTAATCTTAACGGATGCGTAGCATTTGAAGCAATACTTTGACCAAATGTATATGTCTGTCCTTCATATAGATTAAGTGTCGGTGTCTTAATTCCATTAAAGTAAAACTTATTTGAACTTCCATCATTTGCAATAGTAATATTATAAAAGTTCTTGTTATATGCTGTTGTTCCGTCACTGCTAATATCTGTTTGATATTCATGTGATTCATTAAACACTAGCACAAACTCGCCAGCATCATTAATATAATAATTTAAATGCCTATTGTCCCAACGGATTTGTTCATAGTTTAAGTTTGGATATACAATTTCATGATTTTGATCTCTACCTTCGTAAAAATCAATACCTTGTTCAAAATCATTATAATTATCTAACGGATCACCTGGTTTATTAATTTGTATACTTGCACCGTTTTCCATTTGATCAACTTTTGTAAAAAATAATTCGCCTTGATCTGTTCTGCGGAGAGCATACATATAACGTCCATCTACTTCACCGGTTATACTTGTTACATCATTTCCTGCATACTGACTCATCTATTGCTCCTTATTGTATATCTACATAACTGATAATAGCATCTACACTATTACTTGCGTTTGCTTGTACTAATAAACTATGACCTGTTGGTAATACAATCTTTTCACCACCAATCATTGCTTTATAACTTGTTTGTGGAGGTATCATTACATTTCTAACATAAAACCCTTCAACACTTGTATCATCTTTTACATAAATGCTTGCTTGCACAGCAAAGTCTGTAATGTTTGCTAAGTTAAGACCAATTACTGTGGCGTTTGTTGCCGCTGGTACTTCAAACACTTCAATTTTTTGAGTACCTATGTCTTTTACTACTTTTGTTCTAAAAAATGTTGCCATATCTTTATCCTAATACCAATACATATTCTAATGCGATTGATTCCGCATCATTTCTACTTATCCCGCCGCTAGACCCTGCGACACTAACCCAGTTTACACCGTCAAAGATTTCAACACGATCATCTTCGTTATTGTATCGCATCATGCCATCTTCTGAGTTGATTGGTGCAGGTCTTTCTACGTTGTTACCTGTTGGAATTACAACTCCGCCTGTACCACCAAACTTAAAATATCCATTACCTGTTGAGTTAAACGAAGTAATACTATCTGCAACAGTATTTGTAAACGTAGCACCGTCGAATTTAAAATTATCTAATACAACTCCGCCAGTGCCGTTACCTGATAACACTAAGTCTTGGTTAGTAGATATTGTTTTTATTTCATTACTATCAATTTCAATGTCATCAACGATAAGTTTAGTTGTACTAAATCTACTTGCTGTTAGATCAGCAGTTAAAGCACCTTGATTATAAAACCTAATTACATTATCGTTAGCACCCGGAGTAAGTTCTGCTGTAATATATGTGTCACCGTCGTCATCACGTAATCCGTCACTTAGTGTTATCCAGTCACCGTTGTAACCTTCAAAATGGTTTGTAGTTGTGTTATAACGTAACATACCAGTTTGTGCTGTTGAGTTTCTTTGTGCTGTGGTACCTTTTGGAAGTACAACACTGTCAACACTATCAATTTCAAGTACACCGCTACCTGGATTTAATACCATATCCGCTGTACTACTGATAATATTACTATCAAATTGTATATCATCAAACACAACTTTACCAGCACCGTTTGCACGTAACTCTAAATCACTATTTGATTGAGTAGTTGTAATAAAGTTATCATCAATTAAAATATCACCTGTACTAAAACTATTTGCTGTAACTCTGCCCAATGCATCTAAGTTGTCTGCATTCAATACACCTTGCACTGTTAAGTCTTGTTCTATAACAACATTATTACTTGGTATTAAAATGTCACCAGTGCCGTTAGCACGTAATTCTAAGTCTGCATTAGTAGTTGTAGTTGTAATAAAGTTTGTGTTAATATCAATTTCTGCAAGTTCTAATGTTGCGTTTGGTGCAGTAATTGCATTAGTAATTGTTAAGTCACCAACTGAAAGACTGCTATTAACTGTAACTGTATTAACAGTTGTATTACCATCAATAGTTAAGCCGCCTGTAATAACAACATTATTACTTGGAATAATAATATTACCTGTGCCATTTGCACGTAGTTCTAAATCACTATCTGATTCTGTAGTTGTAAGAACGTTATCATTTATTTCAATATTTTCAAAATTAGCCTGACCATTAATAATCATATTATTAGTAACTGTCAATGAGTCAGTTGTTAAGTTACCTGTTGTAGTAGTTTGTAAACTAGTTGCACCATCAACTGTAAGATCGTTTGTAATTGCTACATTGTTATCTGGAACAAGTATTCTACCAGTACCGCTTGCACGTAGTTCTAAGTTTGCATTTGTAGATGTAGTTGTAATAACATTATCGTCAATTACTATTTCTTCAAACTGTACTTGCCCGTTAATTGTCATTGTATCTGCAACAGTTAACGTATCAGTTGTAATAGTAGTTGTTGTTAAATTGTTAATAGTTGCTGTACCACTAACATCTAAATCATTTGTGATTTCAAGCGTATTGCTAGGAACAAGTATTTTACCTGTGCCCGATGCACGTAATTCTAAATTACTATTAGTTTGTGTAGTTGTAATAAAGTTATCATTAATCTCGATATCTTCAAAGTTTGCTTGGCCGTTTATAGTTGCTGTGTTTGCAACCATTGTGTTTGTTGTAATTGTTCCTGATGCTGACAAGTTAGCATATTGTGCTGAACCATTAACAACAATGTCGCCGCCTACTTCTAAGTCTGCGTTTGGAATAACAACTCTACCTGTGCCAGCGGCATCTAACTCTAAGTCACTATCACTATCCGTTGTTTGGATTCTATTACCAGCAATATTAATGTTTTCTAGTTGTGTGTTACCGTTAACAGTAAGCCCATCTTGTATTGTAAGATTAGCATTAATTGTAGTAGTAGAACCTGTTTGATTTAATGCTCCGGTTATAGTAACATTATCATTAACTTGAACTGCATCGTTAAATGTAGTTGTATTATTAAAAGTCGTATTTCCTGTAACTTCAAAGTTGCTACTTGGTACACGAACAGATCCTGCGCCTACAGCATTTAGTTGTAAATCACTATCACTATCTTGTGTAGTAATTGAATTGCCTTCAATTTTTAAGTTACCGTTGTCAAACTGATTTGAATAAATGTTTTTCCAGCGTTGAGATGTACTACCTAAGTCGTATGTGTTGTCAAAGTTTGGTAAAATATCACTGTTTACATCTGATGCAAACTCAACACTATCTGTATCTGCGTCACCAATATTAATATTACCGGCTAGTGTAAAGTTACCAGTAACATTTAAATTACCTGTAATATTTGTGTCTGCTTCAATGTCAACTATATTAGTTGCACTATCAATAATAAAATTTTGGGTAAGTGTTTCAATAGTGTTTCCACTTATTCTAAAATCACCTGTTTCAATTTTGTTACCATCAATAAATGTTACATTGCCGCCTGTGCCAAATGTAATACCATCTGGTGTTGTAATGTTTAAGTTAACAGCATCAAATACAACTTCGCCTGTTTCTTGGTTAACATAAAAATTATCACCAACTCTAAAGTCACCTTTGTGATCAACACTTGTAAATCTTACTTTAGCACTGTTGAGTTCTTCAACTTCGTTTGCTTGCACTACTGTAGTTTCATCATTAGTAACTTCTTTGCCGTTACCAATGTATGCAAAGTTATGACTTACTAGATACATAATAACACCAGTACCGTCACCTACTGCACCTTTGTTACCATAAACGTTTGCAGAACCAATCGATCTTAATTCGCCACCAAAGTCTGTTGTGTTGTAAAAATCAATAAAGTTAGCGGTAGCACCGCCACTAAATGATAAATTTTGTCTTATTTTTATATTCTCATTAACTGTAGTTGCATTATTTACACCGTCTAAGTGAGTTAACAATACACAATTACTATCGCCGATTATCTGCGAAGTTGGAACAGTATAAGTTGTATCAAGATATCTAGCACTGTTACTAATTCTAACATCATCAATATTGCCAGTAAAGTAATTTGCTAAATTAAAGTTTGTACCAATAAGTACTGGCTTAGTAAATCCATAGTCAGTATTATGAACATACGTGTTACCAACTTGGTTCCCGTCAATGTACATACGCACACCGTCAGTAAGTTTGCTTATAGCAACATGATGCCATGTATTAATAGTAATAGTGCCGCCACTAATTCTTTCAGAAGTTCCTACTTTGTATTTTAAAGTTGTTCCGTCTAAGTAAAAGTATGGTGCTGTATCTGTAGCAATACCTGCACGTAAATCATATATAGGCTGTTCGCCTGTGGTTGACGTTGCATATATCCATGCTTCAATTGTAAAGTCATCTGTGCCAAAGCCAAACTCGTCGTTTGCTCCTACACTAAGATAACTATTAACGCCATCTAAGTTTGCACTTGCTGTTCCAAACTTTTTAATACCTGTTTGTAACTTAGCACCGCCATTAAATTTAATTGTTTTTTCTGTTCTAGTTAATGCTTCAGTAATACCTGATACATTGCCAGCAATCTTAAACTTACCAGATGCATCTTTGTCAGTAATTACTCCACTAGCAACAACTGTACTTCCGTCAATACTGTTTACTGCAAATGTTTCTCCAGCACTAAATGAACCAGTTACATCGCTTACTCTAAATTCTGTTTGACCTGCACCTTTTAAACCAGTTGACCCGTTTACAGCATAAAAGCCTCTATTAGCAAAATATGTAAAGGAGTTTAACCATTCAACTCTAACACCGTTTGTAAATGTTAATGCATCAACGCCAGGAGTAATAAATGTTACAGCGTGAAATAAACAACTTGCTTCTTTTGAATCTGTATGTGCAACACTACCGTCTAAGTATGCGCCACGTCCAGCATCGCCTTGATTAAATCCTCTTGGATCACTAGCATTTGTTACACTACCTTTTGTGATAACTGTAACGTTTCTAATATATGGCGAACGTGATGTTACTTTTATATTAGGTGCATATCTAAATGCGTGTCCAACATTAGTTCCACTGTTGTAATAGAAATCCATAATAGATAAATCTTCAACAGTTGATTCACCATTAAGATGGAATACATCTTCTGAGTCAACACTATCAGGCTTGATAGTAACTGCTCGCATACTGTGTCCTTTAACTGTAACTCCTACCGGAATTACTAATGGAAGTCTTTCTTGATACACGCCTGGAAGGATGTGAATTGTATCTCCTGCTGTAGCATTTTGTAATGCTTTTTCAACAGTTAAGTAAGGAGATTGTGGATGATTTCCTGTGTTATTATTGTTTCCGTTTTCAGCAACATATAAAGTATTAGCATGTCTGGTATTTAAATTAATACCATCCGAAATAACAATTTGTGCATTTATTGTTTGTCCGTTAACATTATTAACGTGTACATCTTGCCATGATTTTACAGATGAACCTAAGTTATATGTTCCACTAGCATCTGGTATAATATTACTAGCAATTTCTGCATTAAAATTAATACTATCGGTATCAGCATCACCTAATATGATGTTTCCGTCTGCACTAATATTGCCTGTTGCATGCAAGTTTCCGGTTACATTAGTATTTGCAAGTAACTCAATTGTACCTGTACCGTTTGGATTTATTTCTAAATTTGCATCTGAGTCTATTGTTCTAATGGTATTATCATTAATTTCAAAACTATCAACAACTAGTTTATTTTGGTATACAACTTGATCAGCAGTTCCTAAATCAATAGTCCCAGTGTTACTTGTAATATCATTATTTTCAATCGTGATGTTACCTGCTGTTAGTTTATCTAACACCAAGTTTGTAGTTCTGATTGTTCCGTTAACATCTAAATCGTATTGTGGAGAGTTAGTATTGATACCAACACGTTGATTTGTTACATCAAGATATAATAGATCCGTCTCAAATGCCAAGTCAATCCCATTACGGATTAAGTTCGACTTCAAGAGCGGTCCGGATATGCGACCTACGGCCATCTCTTCTCCTCAATACGGGGATCCTGTCCCTCCAACCACCTTGCATTGCGGGTTGACCACAGTCGGATAACATTGAATTTTAGGTCTGATTCTACGTTATATAATGTATTTATGTGAATGCGAATATTATAATGACTTAGTTATCCAAAGATGAGTATATATTCATTCATTATATTATTCATCTCATCTTCGCTAACTGTTTCGCCTGAGCCTGAAGCATCTGACCAAATACCGCCCACAGTATAAACTTCTAAATAATCCAAATCGCTATTACGTCTTATTTCACCTACTTGAGGATTACTTGGTCGTTGTACTGTTGATCCTGCTGGTATAACAAATGCTGTGGGTTGATTAAGTTTAATATATCCGTCGCCTGTTACATTAAACAGAGCCGCTCCGTTAGAAGTATTTGTAATTGTATTATCAAGGAAGTGTAAATTTTCAAATTGAACTTTACCTTGTCCAATTTCTGGTGCAAGTATTAGATCGCTATTTGTAGTATTTGTTTGTATTGTGTTGCCATCAATATCTATGCCACCTAGTTCTAAGCGATTAAGTGTTGTTGCTTGATATGACATAGTTGCAACATTAACACCTTGTGTAGTAAAGTTAATTGTATTATCACTATTAGGTCTTACAAATGTTTG